CTTCCCATTCCTCGTCCAGTTCGTATAGGTAGAGGGATAGGCTGCCGTTTTTGTTTCTATAGTACAGTTTAACAGCCATCAGTGAATTCTCTTTACTGCGCCACATACCACGCTCACGTCAACCAGCTTCTCCATGCGCCCTCCTTTGTTTTGTTGAGATGGAGCAAGTGTGACGCTGATCAAATCGCCTGTCAACATCTTTTTGAAGAAAATCTCAGCGATGAGAATATTGTCAATTTGGCAATAGGGGTTGACAAATCACAACATATGTGATAATATGTGCGTATTAGAAGAAAGGGGCCAGAACAATGAGCAACGAGCAAGGCTCCGTAAACGTTACGGTAGTTACGCAAGAGCCTAATCCGTCGTTCCTGAACGACAATATACAGCTAAAAGACCTGCTGAAGAAAGTTTCTAGGGAGACTAAGAAGGCGATAGAAGTTCTTGTCAGCGCTATGGATAGCGCGGATGAAAGAATCCGGCTACAGGCTGCGACTAAGCTGCTGGAGTTCCAAGTAACAATTGCCAAAGAAATTAACGCCGACCAGATGCAACGTCTGATCGCAGAAATTAAACTGAATCGTCAACCAGCTAGTAAGCTGATCCCGGTTGCACCGGAAGACGAGGAAGCCAAGAAGAAACGCCCAATTGTCGACTTTAGCACAATCAGGGAAGTGTAAAGAGTTCCCGCACTGCCGTCGGCATCGGGCTAGGTTTCCAGACCCATAAAACTGGAAATAATTGGCGGGATGGAGCAGTCAGGTAGCTCGCGTGGCTCATAACCACGAGGTCGTAGGTTCAAATCCTACTCTCCGCAACCAAGCATAAGCGGAAGCTTCGCGCCTTAATCTAACGGCGCTGCGGTTGAGTCCGACCAACGGCACCCCACCAAGAAACAAAACGGGGATTTACGGTTTGGCTGTACCGTCCACATAAACAGCCTTCTTAAACTTGCATCTTGGCCTGCGCTATCCTCTCCTTGGGTAGCAGTCTAGGGTGCAGCTTTAAGAAATTTTTAGTGGAGAAGGGCGTCGATTTGGATGCTCGTGACATAGTTGCAAGGATAGAGTGGCGCTATGTCGTTATTATCAAACCCCTCTTAGGTTAACGCCTTTGAGGGGTTTTTCGTGTTTAGTAGTCTTAATTCAGTGCAGCTTGCGCGCCCCTCCCCGCCTTGGTGTCCTGAATTAAGATTACCTTATTGTTGCACTCTGGGAGGGGTGAGTATGAATTTAGTATATGGTGTAGGTATCAGAGAAGACGGCAAGTACAGTAGTACGGAGAAAGGTAAGCATACCAGAGTGGAGATAACAGATTGAGCGAAGACAAAATAATTTTCTCCCCTTGCTCTGAGAAACAAAGGCTCGTCCTTCTAGACGATGAAAGTGATATTCTCTTGACAGGTGGCGGCGCTGGAAGTGGAAAGTCGTACACGTGCCTGACCAAAGCACTGAAATACATTAACGATCCGCACGCGCGAGTAATGGTGGTTCGAAGAAGCTACCCAATGCTGAAGCTATCAGGGGGGTTGTGGGACGAGTCTAAGGGTATTTATAGTCACTTCGGAGGAATACCAAAAGAGCAAAAATTAACTTGGATATTTCCGAACGGTGCCACAATTCAATTTGCAGCGATACCGGATAAGCTGGCGGATTGGCAAGGCTTGCAAGCCAGCCACATCTTAGTTGACGAGGGTGCTGAGTTTACTCAAGAAGAGATACTGTTCTTGATGTCTCGCCTTCGAAGTGCAAAGTATCAGGGGCACCTTAGCATGATGATCTCGTGCAACCCAGATAGAGCTTCTTTTCTGTATAAGTGGGTGGAATTCTCGCTAGACGAAGTGACAGGGATACCTAAACCCGGCACTGAGAATATAACTAGGTATTTTGTAAATCTTAGCGGAAAAATTCATTGGGCAGATACTAAGGAAGAGTTGTACGAGCAGTTTGGAAAGGATGTTCTTCCATTGTCGTTCAGGTTTATCCCGATGACAATCCATGACAACCCCGTATTGCTTAAGGCGAATCCGGCATATCTTGCCAATTTGCTGTCGCAGCCGCGAGTCAACCAATTAAGGTTCTTGCATGGTTCTTGGACGGCACGTCCCGAAGGTGCTGGATTCTTCAACAGAGACTGGGTTGAAATCGTAGACTCCCCACCTGTCAATCCAGTATCATCCGTTCGATCGTGGGACTTGGCAGCATCGGTTCCTTCAGAGTCTAATCCTAATCCGGACTGGACTGCTGGCGTTAAAATGTCAAGAGACAAGTTTGGAATCTATTACATCGAACACGTCGAACGATTTAGAAAGCTCACTGACGGTGTGTTGAAGACGATTGTAGATGTCGGGCACGATGATGGGCCGGATACGCAAGTAACGATCCCGCGAGATGCAGGGTCGGGCGGCAAGGCGGCAAATGCCTTCTTTATCAGGACTCTAGCTGAGAACGGCATTGCCGCAAAATCTGTAGTTATTTCAGGGCACACAGGGAAGATTCAACGCTTCTTGCCGTTCTGCTCCTTAGCAGAATCTGGGGCTGTAAGGTTAGTACGAGGTGACTGGAACGAAGATTTCCTAGTCGAGTTGGAGCACTTCATTGGCGACAGAAATCAAAAAGACGATCAAGTAGATGCCACTGCTGACGCGTTTAACACGTTAGCAAAGCAAATTCAATTGCCTACTATCGCAATTCCTGCGTTGGATCAGGCTTCCCCGGTTCCAAAATTGTAGGACTTGACAAGTTTACATATTTGTGCTATAATCGGGGCTAATAATTAAGGAGTACCAAAATAATGCCTTCCAGCAACAACGCAGAGGGTGTTGACGCTTCTTTAAAGGCTGACGAGGGACAGACTATACCTCGTATCCAGCTAGGCGAGCAAGGTTTTCTTGGCCTGAATGTCCAAAACAAGCAGATTGTAGAAGAATCTCAAAGGGCGTTCCGGTATCCGGCATTTATCAAAACTGTGAACGAGATGCGCAATAACCCAACGGTTGGCGCAGCAATGAACGTCTACAGGATGATGATTTCCCGTGTCCAATGGGACGTAGAACCTCCAGCAGACGCCACAGAAACAGATATCAAACGTGCTAAAGCCATTCGCCAGATGATGGACGACATGGATCACAGTTGGTCTAGTTTCATTGAAAGTGTCATACCATACCTCGAATACGGCTTTGGAGTCAACGAGAAAGTTTTCCGCAGGCGTCTGAAGCGAAACGGCAGCAAGTACAACGACGGCCTTGTCGGGCTAAAAAAGCTCCCTACTCGCAGCCAAGACACAATTTGTGGATGGGTTTTTACGGAGGACGGTGCCGAGCTTGTGAAGATTGAGCAAGACATTAGCCGCCTTGAAAACTCATACAGATTCCAAAATCGAAAAAACATCAACGGCAAGATTGAAATCCCACGGGAGAAGTTCTTGCTATTCACTGCTAGTGCCAACAAGGGCAATCCAGAAGGCAATAGCATCTATAAAAATATTTATCTCGCGTTCAAGCAACTATCTCTTTTACAAGATCAGGAATTGCTTGGAATTGCAAAAGATGTGCAAGGCATCTTGAAAATTGCAATCCCTCCGAGATACCTAGACCCGAATGCTTCGCCAGAAGATAAAGCGGTCGTAAGCGCGTTTCAAACAATCATCGACAACTACAACGCAGGCACTCAGCGCGGACTTCTAGTCCCGAACATGATTGACCCTGAGAGTAAATTGCCGCTATTCACTTACGACTTGATGGAGTCGAAGGGCGCTGCAAAGTACAACGTTGAAGCCATTATCAGACGGCTGCAAGGTGACATTTTGTCGGCCCTGAGTGTAGACATTCTAAAACTGGGTGCTGACGGCACCGGGTCTTTCTCCCTCGCTGAGAGTAAGAGTTCAGTTTTGGCTCTGGCAATCGATTACCGCCTTCGTGAAATTGCAGAAGTCCTTAATCAAGACCTTATGCGGACAATTTTCGAACTTAATGGGTGGGATACGAGCCGTCTTCCGAAGTTCATATACTCTGACATTGAAGAAGTCAGCATTGAAGAACTGAGCAAGGCTGTGCAACGCGTGTTCTCTACTAGCGCGGTTGAAATGGATCGTCCAGTCATGAATATGGTGCGTACGAAGGTGCTTGGGGTTGCCCCATTACCTGATGACGAGCCTGTCGATAAAGAAAAATTACCCGCAACGATAGCAGGCAACCAGAGCAAGTCTGGCGCAGGCATGGCAGTGGGTACAACTGGAAATGGAACGGCTAAAGACCCGCATGGCGGTAAAGATGAGTCTGCTAATAATGCCGACAATGCCGCTTAGAACAGGAGTTAATAAATGCCAACACACAGCCTGTTAAGGCTCACTGCGTCAATCTACAACAAACCCCATCTCATCACGCCTTCAGCATTCGACGTGATTTTGGATTACCTAGAAGCCCGTAATGAAAACGGGCTAGTTGATCCAGTCATAAGCACAGTCGTAAGTGATAGAAATTACGCGAAAGAAAAGTCTCACAACAACGGAATCGGCATACTTAAAGTAGACGGCTCTTTGACGTATAAACCTGTCGTCACAATGTGCGGCGAAGTAGGGACCAGTTACACGTCGCTTGTCCAGCAAGTCGAAGAAATGGCTGACGCTGGGGTCAAGACAATTGTAATGGAAGTCACGTCTGGTGGTGGAGAAGCAAGCCATTGTTTCCAAGCTGCGGACGAGATTCGAGACATCTGCGATGAGGGCGGAATCAAGCTCGTCGGATACGCTGACACGATGGCGTGCTCTGGGGCTTACGCTCTCATCTCCGTTTGTGATGAAGTGATTGCAAACCCATCTGCAAGTATTGGCTCCATTGGCGTTGTAGTAGCCCTTATGGACACATCTAAGGCGCTGGAGAAAGCTGGGCTGCGGAGGATTTTCATCACGGCTGGTGCTTCAAAAGTTCCATTCGCAGAGGACGGCACTTTTAAGCAAGAGTTCTTGAATGAAATTCAAGCGGATGTTGATAGGCTGAATATTGAGTTTGCTACGTTTGTAAGTAAGCACACAGGACTATCAGTTGAAACTGTCTTGAGTCTTGAAGCTAAGGTGTTTAACGCCGAAGAAGCCGTGGAACTCGGACTAGCTAACAAGATTATGACTAATAAACAATTTGCTGCTTATGTAGCGACCCTTCACAAAGGAATGTAATGAAAAAGGAAAACCAATTGCTGGCACGTGTGACTCGCGCCCTCACTGGTAATAAAGACGAAGCAACTGAACAAGTCGCTGAAAACGTCGGCGCTGCTGAAGTGCAAGCTGAAATGGTTGAACTGAAAGCTCAAGTTGAGACGATCACTGAAGCGTTTACGGAAAAGCTGGAACAAGCTGCTAGTGCTCTGAAAGAAATGACGGAGAAGTACGAAGCTGCTCA